TTACCTTCTTTTTCAGCGAGACCCCATATCCGAGTAGCCTCTTCGGGGAAAGACTGTAAAAACTCAGTCCCCCCTTCTGCTAAAGCTGCCCCTAAAAAAGATTTTATTATATTTTTAGTACCTGTTGTTTTAAAAGCACTCATTAACTTTGATAATGGTATAAGCTCTAATGCACCCTGGATTGTAGCATTAGCAAAAGCAGCGGTAGCAGCACGTTCGGGTGTAACCTCCTGGTCGCTTAACTCTCCGTATGTTGTACCGAAAATATAACTACCTATAAAAGTACCACCGGCTAAAGTACCACCCAAACCCGCAGACCCTATAGTCCCTGCTAACTGTGGTAGCATTTCAACAAAATCATAAGCATATTTACTAAACCCTGTCTCATCTAATGCCTTTCCAGGGCGTAATAAATCACTTTTACGAGCATCCTTATATGAGTCTATCATTCCTTGCCTGTTTTCCTCTCCTAATGCTAATTGCACCATAGCAAGAGGTCTCAATACCGGAGAACTTAACATACCTTTTATCAATACCCCGTCTTCTTTTATTGAGTCATTAATAAGTTCCTGGGTAGCCTGTATACCAGCAAATCCACTTCTCACCAAACTCTTAGTACCCTGTTTTAACTGATACCATGATTTATTAATCCAAGACGAATTATTTAAAATATGATGCTCTATATTCCTAAGACCCTCTACGTCGTCTTTAGCAAGCTCCATTTTCTCAGGATTAGATAACCAAGACAAAGTATAAGGGTATTTAAAATTACCTTTATCATCCCTTTCAGTGAGCATATTTATAACATTTTTAGCTTCTGCAATACCCTCAACTTTAGCAACATTTCTTTGCACAGTATCTTTAGGCATTTTTGTTATATTAACTAACTTATTAACCTTCGCTGCTACATCAGGACTTATACCTTTTGTCTTTAACAGCGACCATTCTAAATTGCCTTTTGAAACACGCATAGCGTTTTCAAGGTCTCCGGTTTCTATAACGGTATTCTCAATCTCAGGTTTCTTATAATTAGGTATCTCAACGTCGCTAGGTAAAGTTTCTTTAGGCGCGTTAAGAGAACCTACACGCGTTAAACTTACACCTGTATCTTTGTCAGCAGTATCATTATTAAGCGTATCAATTCTTTCAAGTTCCATTATTCACCCTCATTATCCTCTACGGTAACAACCTTTTTATCAGGAGTCTTAAACCGGTAAATACCCCAAGCTCCCCCGCCCTCCGGCGCATATAAAAGCTTTTCACCTTTATCATTTACATTTATATAACCTCTTATGTTTTTACCGTCTACGGTGTAATCAACCCACTCCGCACCGTCCGGTAACCCAACCGGCCTGTCATCAGGTTTTCCGGTTTTACCTTGCTGTTTCATCTTCCAATAAGGGGTATCCCAAAAATCGCCGTTTACATCCATTTCCATAAACATAGTATCTTTAATCTTATTAAGCTCAGTTATAGATTTACGTTTTTCAGGAGGAAGGTTATTTACCTCTTCCTCAAATTTCTGTCTTAAATATAAAGCGCCGTCTATATCATCTTTATCAACTGCGCTCTTAACTACCTGGTTAATGACGGAACTTAAAGATTGAACCTCGGTAAAAGCTCTTGAGTCCCTTTGCATTTTTGATAACTGTTTTATATCAGCGGGACTTATCCTACTTAAATACTTATCCTCTTTAAGATTTATCTTAACCAGTTCAGACTTTGGCAAATTAGTAAGTTCAAGCCAAAGTTTCATATCCGTTTTTATTTTCTTACCTATGCCTTTATCTGCTTTAGCGTCATCTATAAGTTTCCTTTTCCAGTTATATAACTGTGATTGCTGTTTAGCTGGTAAAGAATAAGGGATTTTATAATTTTCAGGGTCTTTTGCGCATTTATCAAACTCAGCCTCAAAAACTTCCCTTGCGTATAGCTCATCAGCGTCATTCTTATCTTTTTCTTTTTGATTAACAAGTTTTCTTGTAAGAGCCTGTTTTTCAGGGTCTTTAATTTTATTAACGGACTCTAATTGCTTATCTATAGGCATACCACTAGCAGCGAGATAATTAGCCATTTCCTCAGAGTCTTCTTGCACACTCATCTTTTCTATAGTCTTTTTCATTTTATCGCGTGTTCTAGGGTCAAATTTATCCCAATTATCATTCATATACTTGATTGCTTTATTAGGAGACACGGAAGCTACAGCCTCCGCAATATTGCTATGTAGGTTGTTAACAGCCTCAGAAACTTTAGCATCTTCTATATCCTTACCAAAAACAGAATACTGACTGCGTACATTATTTTCTATATCTAATTCTGCCTCTTTAACAAGATTAGGATTATCATAACTTGATATAGCTTTTTTTATAGCGGTGTTATTCTGTGCGTCTTTTGTCGCATTATCGTAATCCAAAGTAGCTTTATATTCATACCTACTAAGTTCCTCAGCATATCGTTTAGCAGTAGAATCAAAAGACGCTGCAAACATTTCTTTTTGGTTCTTTTTCATTTCTTTGGTTATTTCGTTACGGTATTTATTTACCTCGCTCTGAAAATTAGTTGTAAGACCCATAACGTCCTTACCTTTACGGGACATAAAATCTTGTTTCAAATTTAGTAAATGCTCATCACCTTTACGTACCTCATCCCTTACAAAAGCTTTAGACTGAGTTACCGCTACACGGGCTAAGGTATTTGCTGTTTCGCTTAAAGCACTACCAAAATTTGAAAGGTCTCTGGCTTGCTGCCCTCCAAAATCATCGGCGGTAACATTTATATTATGCCTTTCAGATACACCACGTCCACCACCAACTTGTTGCTTAACTTGATTTCTTAAAACAGGTACTTTAGGCATATTAGAATACCCCCTGTGAACTTAAATTAAAATATTGCTGAGTTAATTGGTTAGCCCCTGTCAACACAGTAGAACCTATCTGTAACCCTGGGTCATACTCTTTTTCCTTCAAAAATTTAGCAGCATTTCTGTACTCTTCTGCTTGAGTCCTATACCCTTTAGCTACGTCCTGGTATTCCTCGGATTGTAACTTAGCATTATATCGTATTGTAAGTGCGTCATCCTCGCCCTGACGTCTTGTATCAATCATAGTCTCTAATGCAGAACCAGAAGATACCGAAACGCCGGAAGCTGCATATGCCGATTTCTGAGACCCTCGCATTTCTTCAATAGCTTGTCTAAATTTATTTTCTTCTTTATATCCGGCTCTTACAGACAACGACGCTAAACGTTCTGCCTTATCAGCCTGTTCTTCCGCTAAAATCGAATTTCTGTAATACTGGTCTGCTTTGTATAGGGCTGCCTCTTTTTGAGCATCAGCCTGTTTTTTAGCAGCATAAGCCTTTACCCCTGTACCTATCGCGGTTGACGCTATAGCCCCTATTCCTAATGCTACCTCTATACCCATATCCTAACCCCCTAATACTGCATACCTGTATACGGTATTTTGAACACCAATAATTTTTTTATCTTGAATCTTAAAACCAAGCCATTTATGCCAGGCTAAAGATATTTTATCATTTTCGTCTACCAACCCGACCAACTTATCAAACTTAGATTTAAGCGCTTGCAGAACTTTTATACTACCACGTGCTACACTTAATCTATTATCGTATATAACGTCGGTAGCAACCATCCAAGTAAAACCTGTTACGTTAAGTTTTGAGTAACTTTCCACACCGAAACATATAAAAGGAACGTCGTCTAATAAAACAACCCATGACAAAATTGAACCGTCAAAACGTGTTTGTAACAGGCTGTTTACGTCCCCACCGCTATACTTAACAGCGAAGGACACATCAGAAGTACGGAGCTTACCTTTTAGGTAATCAATGTGTTCCTGTTCAGCATTTACTAAATCAATCTTCCTCTTCATCTACTAACCTCGGTGTTAATGTTAATATAGTCAACGGTAAAGGGTCGGTATTCCTAACAAATAAACGCCCTTCTTTTGAATCGCCGTTATCTATTGAAACCTCTTTTATACCGGAAAATAGTTCCGTAGGTTGGTCGTAGTCTTCATTTTCTCTAAACCATACCTCGTATAAATCATCCTCACATGTGCCTATCTGTATCGCCCTGGTATCTCTGACCCGAACAGCCACAGAAGGTATAGTACGTTCTTTATCTTGCACCGTATCGTCGCCCTCAGTAGCATATTCAAAATCAAGAGTTTCAATATCAGAGGTATAACCAAGACCTACATGTACTCTCGACGCTCTTGTATTTAATGTGATAGACCCTCCGGTTACTACCTTGCCACTTACCACGTTACCGTCAGCGAGTATCTTTACAGTTTCACCCTCTAAATGGTCTAATCCTGCCAAAGTAAGATAGGCTTTTCTAACCTTTCCACCCTGGGAATACGCAGTAAATTCAGAACTATCAATATCGTTACCGTCCTGGTCTTGTAGCGAGAAATTATTTCCGGCTGCATTAGCAACCTTAAATCTTAAATTATTAATTTCTGTCATTCCCTCGACTTCGACTATATCTACATAATCACCGTTGCTATAAGGATGCCCGACAACAGTAAGGACACAAGGGTCAGCTTGTGAAACATTACTAATGTCGTAAGGGTCATCGAGAGAAAGTCCGTCATCAACAAAGTACGAATCTTTAACGTCTGTAACATAATCATCCCTCACTGAAAGTCTTGGCATAAATTTTTCTATATGCTTAACGGTAGACCCGTTTATCTCACGTTCAACAACGACGTAAACCTCATCAACGCCCCCCGCTGTTCTTATACAAGATATGGATTTAAACTTACCGTTTGTTTCGTGTCTATGCCAGCCCCAAATTTGTTGTTCTTTAAAATATGTCAATCCTAATAATGTCCCGTCGTTTCTGACAGCCCATATAATAGAATCTGGATTTTGCTGATAACACCATTCGACTATATTATAATCCCTAAATAAATGTTCAGCAAATATACAAAGGTTTTCACCCGTATAGTCATCGGAATCGTAACTATACCCTAAGTCACGTATAACGTTACCTGATGTCTCAATAAATAAAACTTTATTACCAATTTTAAGAGGTCTTACATTAGCACAGCCCCATTGACTTTGACGTTTAGCGTCTACACTTGTCTGCGTTATAGAACTATCCCCTGACCCTGGTCGCACCCTCCACTCACCACTTGAAGTAAGAAGTATTAAATCCTCTAAAGGTATAATCCAACGTACCTCATTAACCTGTTCAGCGTTAAGAGTAAATTCGTAAGAGTCATCGTCTTTATTAGGAATAGATATATTAAAATTGTCAAACGCTGCTATGACCGACCCAAAAAAAGTTTGAGGCGCATTATTAGGTCTGGCGTACACAAGACGCTGTTCAAAAAATTCCCCTACACCTGGGTAGTTACCAGCCCCGCTAAAAGGGTTATTATTTTGTGGAGGTACTTTAGTATAATCAGGGGTAATACTCGAAGCTTCCGTAAAACTGTTTGTTGAGGCTTGACCTATAAAGCCATATACTCCACACAAAAACCAGTCTTTATAAACATTGTAATATATCGCACCGGATACAACAGTCCAAGTCAAAGTATTAGTAGGAGCGCCCTCTTCCGCTACAGAAGCCACAGACTCTTCGCCCAACGCATTAACCGCAGTAACCACATAGTTATTACCCGTACCACCCATAGACGGGCTTGCCGGCGCTGCGATACCAGCGCCTATAGTAACAACGCTTATAGTCCATATATCATGTGCAGTTCTTGTGATTTTACGTTGCTGATACGACGGATGTGTCAAATACAAAGTATCAAAACTCTGTGTAAACTTAACAAGAGGTAAATCAGCCTCGTCGTAAGGTAACGCCAATTCAAATATATAACCAGCTTCAAGGTATCCGTCAGCTTTTGAATCAGGGTCACTATTATCGGAAAGCCGTACATAAATTGTACTGTAACCTAAACTATCGTTATCCCCGTATGCGTATTCTCCCGCAGCCAAAGACCCTAAAGTACCCTCTGACATAGTAGTATCCGCACCCCCTACGTCTTCATAAACGTATTCAGGTTCATCAAGTCCTGGGCCACCACCAGCGTCAAGCTCAAGATAATATTCGTTTGTACCACTCCCTGATGCAGTCCATTTATAAGTACCAGACTTTACAATATCAGTACCCGCCCCTGCGGACTCTATAACAAGCGCACCGTCCATAATAACACGCATACACTGGTCGCTAAACTCAAGCTCATACGCCTGAACTACCGAAAATTGAAAAGGTATTAATCTTACTACACCGCTGTTACTTTTCGCATTAGCTATAAATTGCGTACCACCACGATTAGAAACCCCACCGTGAGGATGCGCAAAAAAGTTTTTCATAAGCCGTACAGCGGTAGCGTACTTTTCTAAATCCGTCCTACCATAAAGAGAAGGTGACCACTCACCGCCTACAAAATTTAATTGTGGTACTGATTTTGACATTAATACCTAGACCTCACAAATGAATTTATAACCTCTGGCTTTTTCTCATCCTCATTAGAATCCAAAGCCCTCGCATGTTCTATGAAAGCCATATATGAACCTAACATAGCTTGCTGTAGCTTTAAACTAGCCTTAATAGGATACGCCAACTCTGACGCTAATTTAAAAGCCAAAGCCTCAACAAAATTAGCATCAAATAAATTAGTATCTGTTATCCTAGCTGTGTATCTTAATTCTGCGTCTTCTTTGTTGGTTAAAATATAAACTCGGTTTTTATTCTCATTGGTTGCTTTTTTGAATTGAATAGGCTTAAAAGGTATATTCCTATTTCTATCCGTATCAATATCATAAGATGTTCCGGTATTTACATAGTTATCTTTAAGTATTTCTCTCGCTGCAAGACAATCCGAGGGGTATTGGTATACATACTCCCACCCCGTAAATGTATCTGTAGTAAGTGCTAAATCCTGGGTCTTACTCGCAAAACCCCAATCATGCGCCCTTAATACTGCGTCTCTTACTTCATCAAAAATCTTTTTACACTCTTTAGCCTCTCTACTTACACCGTCTATACTTTGTATATTTCTACCGCGTATTTTTGCTAAAGCCATATTACAAATTTTAACTTTACTTGCCATAAAAACAGCCCTCCATAAAAATATAAGGGGCAATTAAGCCCCTTACAGTTAGTTATTTTCGGCTGGTGTATCACCCTGGTTTTCGTCATTATCAGGAATATTAAATGTATCTCTTACCTTTTTCAATACCGGTAAGACGATTATATCGTCGATTTTATTAGGTGTTTTCTCAACTGCGTTTTCTATCTTATCAATAGCCTTATCTACACCCTCGATAACTTTGTCCTTTGGGAATACTTCACATAGCCCCTCTACTATTTTACCTATTACCTTTTCAAACATACCCATAATAAATTTTCCTCCCGTTAAAATTTACGATAGAAGGTCTGACTCACTATCAACGTCGCCAATCAACATAGCTCTTGCCTCTCTATTTTGAAGCTCAAGCAGCGTCTTAGGTTCTTCTATCTGTGGTTTTTGTTTAGAACTCCTGGCAGCCCCACCGTTTACCTCTGAAAAATGATGTGGTACTACCTCACCAGGTTTGGAAGCCAGGGGTTCCCCTGGCTTCCAACGCCTATCTCTAAAGTAACACTCTGTATCACAAATATAATTAGGCATCCTGTTATGTCCCCCTTACCCGTTTGTCTGAGTATTAATTAGGAGACCAGCAGTTATTTTACCGGCAGAAGGTGTACCAACAACGGTGTAATACGCTCTAAGATACCTTTTGCTCAGCAAGGGTAAAACCCTACCTAACTTAAATTTATAACCCTGGACGAGACTTGCAACCGCTATAGCGTCAGAACTAACAAGAGTTGTAGGGTCTCCAAAGTCTTCGTCATCATCTTCCTGTATAGAAACAGCTACGCTTGTTCCTTCCGCAAAATCTTCCTCAGTAACCTGAACAAGTAACTCTGCGTTTCTCTCATTCAAGTCTTGAACTTTGGAATCATCCGCGCCCAGGTCGATTACGTTTGTACTAGCAACTGACTCGGTTACCGCCTGGTCGTCGCTAAAAAGGTTTTGTTTATCTAACAACATAATCTATACCCTCCTTTTTAGATTAGCTTACTGCGGACTCTGTATCTAACAGAGCGTCGCATCGTTTCACGGGTATTGTTCTAAAAGTAAGAACTTCCTCACCGTGCGGAGTCATCCTGTAGGATACTCTCATGTTATTCTGGCTAAGAGTTTGAAGGTCAAGATAAGTTTCTACAGTCTCGTTAACGTAGAATACTAATTTACCTCGTCTCTTTGACGGAATTTTATGAAGCGCCTTAATCATGCACTTAATAAGATTAGCACCAGCACTTACAGTACCGTCGTCAGACTGCAATAAGGATACGTCGATGTTAGCAATTCTTACTACATATCTCCAATCCCTAAGAGTCAAACCAATATCCCATTTATAATGAGTTCGGTAACCCTGGTACATACCTCCGGCTGTATCCGTCAAGGTTACTTCACCCAGGTTTTGACTATGCAATCCTGTCTTTTTACCTTTAGGGAATATACCGTGTACGGTAGTTTCGCCCCACGCTATCAACCAAACAGAAGTGTTATCAGAACCAGTACCTCCACCGTTTATAATATTACCGCCGTTTTCAGCAGTAGTGCTATTATAACGAGGGGAAAGCCCTAGAAACTTCTCAGGGTCGGTATCTGTGTTACCATAAAATAACGTACTCGCCATTTCCTGAGACATAGCCTCTAAAAATGCTTTGTCCTCTGACAACCTAAATTCGGCTGTGTTTCCGTTTAAGTCGGCCAAATCTTTATCTACCTCTGCATACGCTTCGAGCATACCGATAGTATCAGTGACCTGTACCGTCCTTGATTTACTAGGCTGAACGCCGTAGTTTAACATTCTCCATGCAACTGTAGGCAATCCTGACCTAATGGTCGTTTTATGACCTGTAGGCAAATTACCTTCTACAAACGGCATATCGTCGAGAATGTAATTAGTCTCATTAAGGATTTCAACAATTTTCGCTACTTTCTTGTTGTCATCCATTCGTCTCGCCCAATCACTGAGCGATAACTTTGTCGCATTAATTGTAGTCATGCTTTAATTCCCCCTTGATTTATTTTTTCTCTTTTCCCTGGTCAGGGTATAAAACCTCGGCTGCGCTTTTTTCTTCGTCGCCGATACCTAAGCCTTCAACTACTTTGTCCTCGCTAAAAGCTTTATGAATCCTTATAAGCATTTTTGCTAAACCAGGATTATCACCATACCCTGTAAGGTCTAGGAACTCAGCCATATCGAAATCAGCAAATTTCTTAATAACTGCTTTGCATTTAAGGACATTCTCGTCGTAATTCTTACCGCCAAACTCTTTGTCCTCTTTAAGTTCCTTTTCCCAATCCTTCCTTACCTGAACCCAATCGTCGCGTTGCTGTTTCTCAACAGCCCCTACAACGTCGTCATAAAGACCCGTAAGTTTGTCCGCTTTTTCCTGTTCAGTCCCTTCAAAATTAATAAAATCGGTAAACTTAGCCGAAAGCTCATCACTTACCGAAACACCTTCTTTGAAATTAAACTTAAACGAACCTTTAGGGTCGTCGCCCTTTGGGTCATCACCTTTTGGGTCATCACCTTTAGGGTCGTCGCCCTTTGGGTCATCACCTTTTGGGTCATCACCTTTAGGGTCGTCGCCCTTTGGGTCATCACCTTTTGGGTCTTTTGGGTCATCCCCGCCAGTGTCATCTTTAGGGTCAACCGTTTTTAAATCATCATCTTCACCAGGCATAATTAATCCTCCCCTTGTTCTAAATTAACCAGTAATTCTGGTATTTTATTTTTATCAGCTATCTGAACATCAGTAAGAAGCCAAAGCCCTATATTCCTTTCACCTTCCCTAAAATATGTTTCTGAATTGCCCGTATACGTTGTACGGAAAAGATGAGTCCGGTTAAAGACCCTTTTAAAAAATCGCATCCCTGCGGGAGTTTTAAGGATTGTGCGAACATCCTCAATCTCTTGTTCGCGTTCAATCTTATTCTTTTTCTCAGCAGCAGCGACCTTGCTCTTATCACTTGCATTGTGACCTGACACAGATAACCCCTTGTGTGTCTGAAATGACACGGTAAATTATGACACGCGTGTCATCCGTAACACATGTGTCATATAAGACATTATACAATTTTCAAAGTGTAATAGTAAAGAAAAAAGATTGATTTATCTTAAAATAGGCGTATTATTTTTAATTGATGTATGTTTCTTTTTTGGTATTTCACTTTTATGTACTCCATTTAGTTTAAAGCCCTTAACCTGCGCTAAGGGCTTTATCTTTATTCAGGCTTCCTGGCCACACAATAAATAAAATTTTCGTAAATAACTACCTTTTTACTACGATAGTGTATGTCGGTAAACCCTACCTCGAAAAGCCATTGTCTTATCGTAGCCTCTTTAAAAAACCACAAATGGTCAGGATTCCCTAAATCCGTATCATCAGGTATTAGCAAATATAAATACCCGCCAGGATTCAGCGTCCTAAACATTTTCCGAAGCATAGCAGGGGCATCCTTAAAATGCTCAAGTACATGACCCGCAATTATATTGTCCCATTTAAGGGTCTCTGATAAATTCTCATACGCTGTGTTATGTGTATACGGGGTATACGCCCCTTTTATATATTTACACGCCCAGGGGTCAAGCTCAAGAGCTTCGTACCTATACCCACGTCGTAAAAACATAGGAGCATATATACCAATACCAGCACCAATATCAAGGATTGTAGATTCCTCCGGTTTACCTATCGGTATCTTAAAACCTATTTCCTCAAGGACAAGCTCAAATTCCGCACACGTTTTTGTATGATGCGGAATACCCTGTGATTGCCCGTGTAAATCCTCAAGATAATAATACTGACTATTATGCTCATGCGGTTTATGTAAAGTGCATTTCCTTAACGACCTCGCGCCCTCACAGGTATAACAACGTTCTACCTGACAACCACAAGATATAGTTTCTATCTTACCTTTGCATTGATGCATATTACGCCCTCCTAAAATGTTTTGGTACATCCCACCTATCGGTAGTTAGGGGTTCACCTTTAATATACTTACGTCCCTGATAAAAACACACTTTTTCACAAATATAATTAGTAACTTGAGACTCAAATTCCCCTGGTTTACGCATCACAGCCTCTAACCTGGGGCTTCTCCTACCTTCCCAATTCTCTTGGAAGTACCCATGAGGTATATGTATAACGTCGTAATCCCATATTGGTAAAGCTACTCTTTTATCTTCGGGAAATATATTAAACCCGAACTCTTTATCATCATACTCAGCAGTTTGACTGTTTTCTGGATAAAGATATTTACGTCCCTGTAATGACGACGCCTTAACATTAAATAACTGAAAATAACCAAAAGGTAAATACTCTATAGCATTCCCCCTACGTCCCTCTACCTCAGCTATCTCCCTGCTTGCATATTTTCTAAATAACTCATTTTTGGGTAAGCCCCTATCAAAATCTTTGAAAAAGTTTGGTATTAAACCAATATGAGCAGCACCCCAACGTCGAGTATAATAAAGACAGCCAGGATTAAGCACATTCTTAAATATCTTATCCTCAAAATTTTCAGGAAGTATTATATCAGCGTCCATTAATAGCACCCAATCTTTAGGTTTTAAATATGCTAACCCGTCATTAATTGCTTTTCCTTTTGCAAATACCGCGCCCCCGCTATGTATCCTATTTGATATTATACATTCAGCCCCATGTTTCTTACAGACTTTTGGTGTATACTTATCTTTGTCGTCAGTAACTACTATAACACGGTCAGCATGTTTTACGTTATGTGGTAATGTCATATCTAAATAATCGTCGTAACCTACAGACACCATTAACATATCAAGTGATTTAGGCTTTATAGTATCGTTTGTTCCCGATACACGCACCCCGTCACTGCCTTTTAAGTAAGGCTCGCAACTCTTATTTACTTGATAAGTTTCAGCGCTATAAGAACTACAATCAAAAATATTAACTTTACCGTTAGCAACTTTTTTACTCCCTATTTTTTCTAATACCTTTTTCATTTTAGGAGATATTATATCTACCCCACTATTCGCTTGTGTCCCAGGTACAGGAAGACACGCGCTACATAATTCACACCATTCTAATTGATAACCAAAGTCTTTAGGTTCACGCTCCCACCAACCCGGCTCAATTTTCCAGCCACCAGCGCCATTAAATAACATATCCATAGAAGCAGCTACCTCACAAAAGAAAGCACCTTTAGGCGTTATGCTTGAACTCCATTCACGCTGTAACCAGCAATTATCACGTAATTTATAAAACTCATTGTCAGGAATACCAAGCTCTTTACGAGGCAATAGCAAAGCCATGTGAAGCCCGCTATTTGTATGGTCGTTTATACATTGGTATCCAAATGAATCCTGTATAAGCTCATAATGTTTATAATAACCCAAACCCAGGCTTGACCACAAGCCTTTTTTAGAACCCATACTTGACAAATTATTATCCCTATGCTTGGAAAAATCAGGAATAGGGTTAAAGTCTTTACGTATCCTTTTCTCGCTAAAGACGCTATTAAAGTATTTCACAAATCGGTCAAATTCAGGGTGTAAGGTTGGCTCACCGCCCATAATACCTATCATACCCTTATACCCTTTTAATGAATCTACAGCCCGTTTAAAGTCTTTGAACTCCATAAAAAAGGGTTTCTTATGATGACCTACAAATCTGGTACAATTACTACATCCATGAGGGCATAGGTTAGTAATCTCTATCTGTATTACTTTCTGATTTTTAGGACTTAGCATTCCTTATTATACCCTTTGCATGCATAATAATATTTGTAAGCTGTTCTGACATCTTATTAAGTCTTACATGTATACTCGCTGGTGAAGATATACCCTCATTAATCTTACGCCAACTCGCACAAGGTAAAGACTTTGAAACAAATAAAGGGTTCTGGTTCTCTTTAATAAATTCAACATCCTTTACTGTTAAATCAAAAAATTCAACATTCTTTTCTTTACTCATAACTTATACCCCGCACATCCTATATGCTTAATCTCTTTGCTTAACTTGTTATCACAAAATACACTGTAACCAAGTTTACGCGCAGCCTCACAAAACAAATAGTCTTCACCCAAAAAGTCTTTGCCCCTCCACTCTACATTGAAATACGGAGCTTTCATTTTCTTAAAGACTTTCATATTTATAAGTAAACACCCCGTCGCTATAAACCCAACCTCTGTAATACTATCGTCGGAAGAATTTACAAGCTGCTCTAACTTATTCCTACATGTAGGTTTAAAGGGCGTGTTACGCGTTGGGTAATTACAACCTATAACGTCCATACCAGAATCTAACAAACGTATAATAACGTCTGCCGGAAACACCATGTCCGAATCAAGAAATAGCAGATAATCAACTTTAAACTTCAATGCCTTTAATACTGTTTCATGCCTACCCTTTTGTACTATCGACGACTTTACATTAATAAGGATAATATCTATCTTATCCTTTGACAACATTGTGTAAGACATTAACCGTGCAAGCGACATAGCAAAATCCGCATGTACCATATCGCCTGACGGTACACCTATAGCAATTTTAATACTCATAATAACTTCCTCCCCAAGAGTTATTTATTGACCCTGAACAAGTCCGTCAAGAACGCTGTCAGTGTTAAACCTTGTTTCACTAAGAGTTTTAGCTGTTTGAGCAGCATCTATCTGGTCAAGTTTTTGCTGTTCTTTAGCTGCCTGTTCTGCTCTTATCTGTCTTAGTTTTGATACTTCAATATCAGACCTGATAAGAGTAGGAGGCACATTAGCCATACTCGCGTATACATCCACAGCCTCATCAAAATCAAACTTATCAAGAACTTCGGGGTTAGCCTCTGCAAGACCAGAGATAAACATAGCTGTTTGTTCTACAGACGATATACCCGCCATTTTCTGAGCCTGTGAAAGTATAGATATGTATTCTACCTTAATATCTTTGCCCGCTAATTCCTCTGGCGGGTCAGGCAGAACACCCATATCTTCCATTATGCTAAATACCCTATCCATAGCTACGTCAAGAAATTCGGTCTCAAGCCTTTCAACCAATGAGCCAACTTGTGAAAGTCTCTCACTTACTCGCTCAGCAATCTCCGTAGCTGTCATATTAGATTTATCAGCCTCTATTATTGATAGGAATATGTTAGTATAAAAATGCTTGTCTATCCTATTCTCTACTCTTTCTATCTCAGCACCTAACTTATCAAGTGCAAGATTAACCTCATGCACAGGAGTTATACCGCCTTTACCTTGAGTAGTATCGACGTAATTAATACCACCGGATAGAATAGTCCCACCTTTAGCTTTAAGTGATGTAGGAGCATTAAGAGGCGGGTCTACTTGCTTCTCAAGACCATTAAGCTTTTTCTCTTCCATAAGCTGTAGCATTTTTATATCGCCTAATGCGTTCATACCAGGAGACTCCCCGTAAGTATCAACGCCCTTAACCTTCCAGCGAGGGGCAACAAAAGGCATAGACTTATACCCGCTTTCCCTAAGCATCCGGTCTTTGTCCTCAGCGTCCAATTCAAAATAAACAGACTTATAAGCCATACCTCTTTTATCGGCTTTTGTAGAATCCATACTACTATTAGGCTCAATAGTGTGTATAACTATAAAAGTCTTTTCTAAATCGCCTCGCTCTTTGCACTCCATAACCTCACGACTTACATTCTCTTCACCGAATTTGTCAATTAACTGCCTCGCTGTTAATTCAAATTTCCTATAAAGGGTGTCCGGTCGGTAAGTATCATCAAGACCTATATAAAACTCACCTATCGTAAAAGGTCTACAGCGTATAATAGTTTTCCAATCTTGCTCAATAAGCATAGCATTAGTACCAAATACGCCTATTTCCTCATACAGATTATGAGCGCTTATATAAAAATTAGACTTTGCAAATATCTCAAGCATACCGTCTCTGACCATACGCAACCATGATTTTACAGCCTCTAATTCCATAAGGTCTTTATCATTAACCCCTAACTCAAACCAGGGTTTAGACGGTGAAGTCATATTGCCTATACCGTTTGCAAGTATACCAGCGTCTAATGTAGCCACACCATTAATGATATTTTCGTTTACCTTTCCACCGTCATTAGATTCCTCAGTGTCATTAGTTAAGTACATAGACTTCCTGGGAAGCACAAAGTCAGCTAAATCCTTCCAATGCTCGCGCCATGTATCTGTTTTTTGCTTTAACTGCTTAAATCTCTGACGGTATCTGGTTGTTTTGTATTCATTCCTTGTATCCATAATCATAACCCCAATAAACGTTTTTTCTTGGTAGTAGCTTTACCCACAATACCTAAAGGACTTGTGGCTATAGTCCCCGAAGCACTACCCCTTAAACGTCGCTGTCTGTCTTTAGACGCTTGCGAACTCGCTTGTATAGCTTTCGCAGCCTCTATGTTAGGTTTAGCCTCTTTATACGCATCAATGTCTTCCTTCTTCTCTTTACGACTAGCATTATGTATGTCAAAAGAAAGGGAGTACATTTCATCGTTATATTTAATAGCTAGTTCCTGGTTACCGGCTGCCAATGCCTCCTTTTTAAGTTTTTCAAGCTCTGCATACTTCGCCCTCATTTCTTCTAAAGTCATAACCCTTACCTCCTTCTCTGTAATGGATTTTTACCTACCTGAGCCTTACTGACATCACCTGTGTCAAAACGCTCAATAGCTTTCTTTTTTGTTACAGGAGCAGCAAAAGTCAAAGCAAGTGCGTCTCCCAGGTCTGGACTCAACAGCCCTAACTTCTTCATATCTTTTTTAGCTACTAACTGTATTTGACTATTGTTTGTTACAAAATACTCTACAGCAACTAAATCATCTTTAATATCTAAATCATACGGTAATGCAGCACCAAGTTTAAGCCATTCTTTTACATACTGCCACATTTCAGAACGTTTATTATAACAGTCCGGTCTTGTGCTAACACCACCAAACCAAACAGGGATAGGACTTCTACCAAGAGCATTAAGCTGGTCGATAACTCCGTTACCCATACCAGCATCGACAAAAGTAGCATCTGTATTATGTTTGTCCTCTAACTGTGCAACTATGTTAGCAAGGTCTATAGAATCAACCTCTCTACCCTGCCAAAGCAATGAAGACATAAGCCCCTGACGTAAAAAGATAGCACTTCTATCGTCGCCCATCCAAGCCACGTCAACACCTAGCACCTTTGCAGCAAAATTATATTGATGAGGCTGCAAATGCTTACCCATAGCAGCGTCAATTAAATCCTCTGGTATAAGCTGGCTAATAGAAGACCTGGGGAACTCACCACGAACACGCACCCTATAAAAGTCTGAATCGTACCCGTAATCCTCTCTCCATTCTGATTGAAGCTCTTTATTTGTTCCTTCCACAAATTCAGCGTCTATCTTAACATGCTGCCACCTATGCTTTTGACGTGCAAACGTTTGTCTGAAAAAGCCTGTGTTCCTGGTAGGGTTACCAAACAGTAAAAACATAGGCTCACCGTCGGTAAGACCTCCCTGTGCAACCTCGTATATCTTTTCCGGTACAGCACTAGCCTCGTCAAATATATAGAAAGGCGTAGAGTTAGCAGAGTGCAACCCTGCAAACGCTTCGCTTTGCTCTTCCCTACATGTCATAGCATCACAACGCCAGGACTCAGGGTATTCTTTACTATAGAAAGTCATATTACCTTTTGTGTTATTATGCACAAACCGGTCTTTAGTTAATGATATTTTATGCCACTTACCAAGCTCAGCCCAGGTTTTAGTCTTCAACTGTTCCCCTGTATTCGCTGTAACAACGCCCTTTGCAAATGGCCTAGTATCCATAATCCATTTAATAATCCACGCTGTAAGTGCTGATTTACCTATACCATGACCGCTTGATACTGATTTCTGAATAGGCTTAACGGGATTAACACCGTCGAAAGAACGCTCAAGAACTTGCTCTGCAAGCTCTTCTAAATACTTATGCTGCCAACGCCTTAGCCCCTTAAAACCTGATAGGATACCCTCATCCCAGGGGAAACACCAATACACATAACCTACAGGGTCATAATAGAACCTGGATAAGTCTTGTACTAATTTATCCTCTACAACGTTATTCAAGCAGCCCTCCGTCGTCTATTACTTCCTCACTATCTGCTTGCTGTGCTGCTATAATCTGTTCGCGCACTCTCAACCTGGCTTTGATAAGCTTATCCGCAAAATCCCCGTCAGCCTCAAGCTTGAGTTTATCTGTCTGAGTCCATTCGTCAGGCTTCCTACAACTAAGCCATTTAGCTATGGCCTTAACGTCAGGCGGGAAATGCTTAACAACATTATGCGTAATTATATTTCCTTCATAACAAAATGTCTTTTCCTCGACTATCTCATACCCTTTTGCACGTTCAAATAAAGCTCGCTCAACCTCTTCATCAGCAAATTGTTTCCAAAACTGTAGGCATTTATAAAACTCAGGATACAAACGTTTCCATTTATCCCAGGTAGACGTTGAAACACCAAAAAAGCCTGCCATGTATTCATCGGTATGACCATACTCAGCAAGCTTTTGTAACTGTTCCCTGTCAACCTGATGAGGAAAGTCAGGGTCTTTAGCTATCTTGTCTAATACTTCCTTTGTAAGTTTCTTTTTCATACTCTTACTACTTCCCTATAGTTTTCTTAATACCTTCCCAAATCATATACAGCACACCGGTAATCATACCACAAACTATTGTATACATTATCCACGTTGAAATCTTACGCCCTATTCTACGTTGAGACGCTATCCATTTATGGTTCTCTTTCATAAGCTCAAGACCATTGTCTAAATGACCCTCTCCTAAGTCGCTGACCATACGGAAGAAAAAGCCCATTTCCTTAGCTTCTTTATCAGTAACATTAAATTGGCAAGTATGCGTATACTTACCTAACTCATTACTTATAGCGTCTGCAATCGCCTTTTCAAGCCTATTACCCATAACACGCACACCCCTTAAAATAGATATTGCCTGATTGTCAACCCCTAAATACACAACCAGGCAACACCCATAAGATATAAACATGGAGGTATCTATATGCTAAGTTTAGCATAAATCAATATAACTATGCAAGAAGTGTGTCAGAAATGACTTGATTAAGCTCTTGTATTTCAATCCAGGCAACGGATAAGCCTAATGCTTGCCACATATCCTTTGTAACACCATATAGCACACCAGGGGCTTTTTTAGTACCAGGATGACCATACTTATTAATCATCCGCTGACGAATGTTTGAGTCCTTTGCACGAGGGTTTAAACATAACTGAGTAACTACAGTCTTACGCGGTAATAACTCAATAACCTCATCCGCGCCCCAACATTCTATAAATCTACCAACCCAAATACACGTTTGCAGCGTCGTATCTCCTACCGCGTTACCATATCCCTTTATTTCCTCTATTAACAATACCGTATTCCCTTTATCCGGTTGAGACTGTAAAAGTCCCCGCATTTCATAATTTTCTATTTTACCAATAGATATTATCCTATGCGTTTTAATCTCCAATAACGCATAAGCTGAGTAATCTGTTCCTGGGTCAATTCCAAAAATATACCGTGCCAAGTTCTTAAACCCCCTTTTACCAAAAAATAAGCCTGCGTTTTAGTATTTCCCTATGCGTATTTCTCCATAGGCGCAAAAGAAAAGCAAGCGCGCCCCCGAAAGGGGCGCGCAGCGTTTCTTTATAGTGGCCATATGGCCATATGGCCATATCGTATACTGATAATACCTATAAATCTCAAAAATATATACTGCTATAATACTTTCAAGCTTGCGCAAAATCCATAGGCAAATCGTAGCAACTTCACCCCTATTTTGCCTAAATATTTTTGCTATATTAAGATTTTTTAACATTGTAACATTTACCGATTGCAAACTTATAATATTATTACCTTTTGAAGTAAATCGTTGACTTTTCACAACATTAAAAAGCTGAAATGGACAGGCGTCCATATCGTTTTTGCCCGTCAATATTTTTATTACTTGACGTTTAATCCTACTGATAACATAGCCTATCGTTAATAATTTCAAGTAGTAGCACCATTTTAAAAAACGATATGGACATTGCCCGTCCAAATGGACACCGTTGTCCATTTCAACATTTAAACTTACAAATTTGTCAAGTAATAGCAACATACTCAAGATAATAACTCCATAGCTTTGTCTTGTAATTCCAAAGACTTAAAGCCTTTTCTGTCAACTTTTAGGGTATCATCAATATGCGCGTCCAGTATATCCCTACATTTATCAGCGCTAATACTTATTTTACGATTTTCCATAGCATACCGTAAGGAATCCGCTGCATCCTGGTGTAGTGTCCGTCTCTTCCTGGGCTTTTTCTTCTTAAAAAGTTTTCCCCTTTCAATACTTTCAACCAGGATGTCCAGGTTGTTTAATACTTTAAATAAGTTAATCAAGAATCTCATTGTAATCTTCCTCCCCTTCCTGTATCAGAGTACAGGATACAAAATGTTTTACCCTTTTTTCAGGGCGTAGTTTATATTTAAAATGCTTATGCCCGTAAACAATACCTTTGTTATTACCCTCTTCGTCTCCCTCCATAGCCTCTTTAAACTTACGTAGAAAAGATTTAAAGGACATATCGTTAGCTACTAAATGACTGTGGTTTTCATCTTGCTGTATGCAAGATACTACATCCCTTAAAGACATTTCTTGTTTAAGGTTCAAATACCTATCCAGGCATACACCTAAATCATACTCAAATGCTATGCGGTTAAGGTCAATATTCTCCTGTTCTATGTTATCCAATTTAACAGGCTCTATAGTACCAACGCTATCACCACATAAAAGGTCAACGGATTTCTTCTCAAACCAGATAGCATGTTTAGCCGGAGGCTGTAGGTTAGCTTTGGCATTATCAAAACGCATATACCAGCCTCTACGCTCTTCCGGTATGCCAAATCTCGCTGCCTCTGTTACTTTCATTGGTGATAAATTGTGTGCTATCCTGGTTGCATTAATAAGAGAACTAGCACCCCTGGCTTTATTTTGGTCGTCAGCAGCCGTATTAGCCCCTGCCTTAGAGATATGATGAACAATACCGATAGCACAGCCTGTGCGGTCTATTATACGTTGAAAACACCAGGCTACTTTATCTATCTGCATATTATCATTTTCGCTACATTCATGCGTTCTTACAAAAGGGTCTGCAATCATAACCTTAATATCATTATCCCGTATAAATTGAACGGCTGAGTCTATGGCTTGCTGGTTTATAACAACCCCGTCTTTGCTGTTTTTAGCCAATATAAAAGGCTGCTCACGTCCTGAGCTTAAATGTATACCCTTTATATCTTTTATTTTTATTTTATGATGTATGGATATAGCGGTAAGACGTTTTAACATTTCATCCAGCGGGTCTTCTGTATTATAGACCCATACATTACCGGTTTTAACAACGTCAAAGCCTGTTAATGGCTTACCGGTTACAATAGAAACAGCGTCAAGTAGTGCCAAAAGGGATTTACCAACACCACCCTGAGATATGATAGTAGAAATATACCCGCCGATGTATCTACCCTGCATTATCCAATCACGGGGCTTAAACTTTGCGGGTTCAGTGTTCTCACTGAGAACATGTTTAAAGTCTACAGGGTCACACATAAAATCACTTGCTGCGATAGCGTGTTCCGGTTTGTATTGTGATATAGACCTTGCGGTTATGTCTATCTCTTCCTCTTCCACAGGCTCTTCAAAATGATACTCATTTACAGCCATTAACGCAGCTTTAATAGCTTCGTAACCCATACCTCTACGTCTCATAGTTCCGGCGAGTGAGGCTAGAGTCTTATTCCTTTCCCCTTCTTCCACTTTTACTTTATCGTCAAGGACTTCAATATCAGATATGCTCTTTTTACCAATAGCTTCGATATAAGCTTGCGGTGCTGATGCTACAGGGTATGTATCATCAAGCTCATAGGCAAAATTATTTATTCTCGACCCTGGTGCTACAACATAACCGCCTCTGCCTCTGGTATCTAGTCCATGACCTAATTTACCCGCTGTAGTAGCGCCTTTACCTTTAAGATAAATATGTATACCTTCGGTTGGGGTTGTTACTACTGTGGTATCCGGTAATTGTCCAAGCTCTTCCTCTACTTGTTTTAAACTTTCAAACCCTGGCTTTGCTGTTTTGTTATCAACGTCGATAACAAGTAAATCCTCATCACAAAAGATGCCCCAATTACTTCCAGCCTGTGCAGTCCCGTAATTTTCTATCTTTTTTCGGTCTGCATTTTTAGCCCATTCTTGCCAATCCTTAACAGCGGGTATCTTTTTATTCTCTTTTATCGGAAAAACTTTGAATCCTTTATCAAAAGCCCATAATGCCCCGTCTACAGGGCGTCTTATATGTGTAGGCATATATTAACCTCCCTGTATTTCATTTAATTGGCTTACCTTTAAAAGCCGGATGCGTACTTGTCTTATTAAAATGCCATTCAATCCAGGGGACAGGCACATCCAAAACTTTTTTGCTGGCTTCCTCAAAGGCTAAAGCACGGTATTGACTAATACCTATTTGTCTGTTTATAACAGCGGACACATACCGGACGTCAGCGCCTAAATGCTTTGCTAACTCCGTTATCTGCCCGTGTTTCCAAAATTGTTTTGCCATGCTTTTACTCTTCTCCTAATTCTTTTCGGGCTAATGCAATTTTATTGTTGTAAAGTTTGAGGGTTTGTTTTTTAAGGATGCTGAGAATATCCTCAAGGTCTTTTGATACATAGGTATCTTCTAAACTGAAAGAGGAATAACCCCTATCGTTTTGGTCGTTTACATTAACGGTGAATCCGTTATTAACTTCTGATAAATTTACATTAATTTGAAAATTAAAATACTTTTTTCTTTCTTTTGGCATAATAACCTCCCTGTTATTTAATATGTAGCTATGAGTATCATTACAACCCACCAAAAAGTAGTTATAATAAAACACGCGATTTGTGCATTAGACATAAATACCCCCTGTTATTTAATTAAATTGTTTAAGAAATTTTTTGCAGCGTCGTTAGCGATTTTGTGTAAAGTTTCATCCTGAATAAAACAAATAGACTCAGGATACTGTCTCCTGGCTTCGTCGAAAAACGCCATAGCGATATTTGATTGCCAGCCGTAATAATAATCCTCAGAACTTTTTAACTTTTCAGTCAGATAGTCCATAGCTTTTTCAAGGTTTGACTTTGGCTGTTTTACACCCTGTTTGCATTTTTCGCATACTTCATACTTAACAGGTTTGTTAGGGTCTGGACACCGGCACTGTGCTATGACAGCCCCGCACTCTTTACATTTAATAACAAAATGACCTCCATTCATACATAAACCTCCATATCTATTTTTGGGAATTTCCCAAAAAGTTAACTTTTTGGGATAAATTAAATTCATTAGATATTATGAATTTGAAAGCCATATTTGTCAAATTTTTTAATTTGACAAATTTTATTTTGCCCTGTAACCTTTGATAGTAAAGGGTTTCAGAAAAATACGCAAAAAAGAATTATTTTTTATTGACATCCTGAATTTGTAGGAATACAATGAACCTATCAAGTCGGAAATAGGAGGATTTAAAATGCAAGTATTATCAAAGGAATTTTTAAGGGAACATGTAAGCTCAATTTTCTCAGAAAGCGCATACGGAGAAACTTCAAAAGATTATCAACTTTACCCTACTATTAACGTAGTAGACTCTTTTGCAAAAGAGGGCTGGTTGCCTGTTCAAGCATCACAGCAAAAAGTAAAGAATGAAACCAGGGACGGATACCAAAAGCATCTTATAAGGTTTAGGCATATTGATAATGTGCATAACCCAAAAGGTGAGTTATTACCTGAGATAGTTCTTACCAATAGCCATGACGGAAAAGCAGCCTATAACTTAATGGCTGGTGTCTTTCGCCTGGTGTGTTCCAATGGTCTTGTAGTACCAGAGGGAACAGTTAATAAGGTAAGAGTAGTACACAAGGGAACAAGGCCGGAGGATGTTATTGAGGCTTCTTATTCTGTTATCCAGGACTTACCTAAAGCTATGAATGAAATAGAAGAAATGAGAGCCATAGATTTAAGTTATGAAGAACAACAAATATTTGCTATGGCAGCTCATAACCTTAAAGTTAAAAACCAAAAGGAAAAAGAATACGACGGTAAAAGGACTATGAGGTCTATAGCTGCGGATACTACCGGATTGCTATACCCTAGACGTTGGGATGATAAAGGCGACGACCTTTTTAAAGTTATGAACAGAGTACAGGAAAACATAATTAAGGGCGGTGCATATATCAGAGACAACGGTAAAAGGAAAAGAACCAGAGAGGTTAAATCTATTAACGAGAATATCAGACTCAATACTTCGATATGGATACTTGCTCAAGAAATGAGGAAACTTAAATCTGCGTAAGGAGGAATTAAACCATGTCAACAGGGGCGGGGAAAGCCCGCCCCAATTTTTATGGAGATAATTTTATGAGTGATATTAGAGATATTAATTGGAGTACAACAAAAGAAGATTGCGAAACTATAAACGCTATAGCAAAAAGGGCTGTAAACATATTTAAAAAATTTGGTATTAAGACTTCCTATATCCATTTAAAAATGGATTTAACGGCTTGTCATTGTAACGGAACACCATTAAAGCTTAAAGAGCTTTTGGATGCAGATAATTTTAATTTCATGCACGATGTCGCCGGTATAGAAAATAGTATTAACAGGAGAACAGGCAAAATAGAAAATCATTTTTTACCTAGATTTTCAAAACCTTGTAACTGCGACCAGGATACTATTTGTGTAAAATGTGCAGATATACCATTAATATAAGGTATGCTTAATTATTGCTATGCAGCCCTACGGGGCTGCTTATGGAGTAATTAAACTCTAAATTAAAGTTTAAACGGAGGATTAGATTATGTTAGCTGAACACATTGTAAAACAGGTTATCGAGTTAAGCCAGGGAGAAAGGATTAACAACGAAAAGAAAAGGACTGAACAGATTAATAAGCTCTTACGGCTTGTGGACAACTTTATAGAAAGGCATCCACAATATAAATAAAATGGAGGAACAAGAACACAATGAAAAGAGGAAACATTACATTTTTAGGAACAGTAGAAGGGGATGTAAGATACACCCAGGGAACAACACAAGACACGGATACGGTAGACCTATGTGTACGTATAGACGGTGAGGTTTATTCCCTGGTGAAAGGCAAAGGTAAGCTTGCGTTCCTGGTAAACAAACACGACGTAAAACACGGTACTAAGGTTATGGTTACAGGCGAATTTGCGCCAAGACTAGCAGAAGCCGACGTAATAGCGTCAGAGATTATCCTGGTTGACAAAATGGAGGTATTAAGCAATGTATAAACTAATTATAACAACGCTGATACTTTTATTTTTAGTATCCTGCGGGGGCAACCCCGTAGGATTTCAGGATACGACACCAGGGGAAATAGCGCCAGAGTTACAGCCTTATGTTGACGCCATAGCAAACTACGCTTTAGAGTATAATGCACAGGAATTTCATAACCGTATGCAGTATATCGACGTAGTGTTGTCAAACAGCGAGAAAGGGCAAGCTTTACTTGAGGGTGAACCTATGCACGACGCTGGACTTACTTTCCCAAGAGGTACAGAAAGGTCTATAGTAATAAACGCAGACACATTTTTTCTGTATGATAAGGAAGAGGAACGTCTTATTTTGGTGTTGCATGAGTTCGGACACGCTACCGGTGATGAAGTATCAAACGGGCAGCATATAGAGGACGTTGTTTACACCGTAGAATCATCAGACCCTATATCTGAGTATACGCAGCCCCTTACTATGCCCTTATCCCTTATGAGTAGCAATAATTGTTTATTAGCTGCTTACTTTTGGGATAAGTACCAGGAGTTTTATTTAAGAACATTTTTTGATACAAGATTAAACAGGACTTGGAGGTAGTCAAATGATTAAAGATATTATGGACGATATTAAAGATATGGTTATCACGGAAGACTTTGAACGAATTATGAATGCAGCCGTAAGAGATATTTGCGCTCAGTTTTTTAAAACCGTAGCCGGTGAAACTGAGCGCACTTTTAAAAGAGAAGAAATTTTACTTGATAGAAATAATATATTCTTAAACCTTTCGCTGGCTTCCGCTTTTCAGATTATAGAAGCAACAGCAAAATCCGTTAATAGTGTACCTGGTACAATACCAGGAACGGAAGCAATAAATGAACAAACAGCGAAAGAAAGCATAATGGCACATATTGACATATTGATAAGGGATTTAGATTTAACAGCAACTTTATTGAGGTGTAAGTAATGGTTTGGGACAATTTAACAAAGGAACAAGCTCAGAGGGCTTATAATTTAGTGTATGAGCAAGCACATGAATACCTAATGAAACAGGTAGAGGAACGTATGCAAGAATTAATGAGTATAATACCAGAACAATTTAGAAAGCATTACCGTATAGAAATGGAAAAACTTGAAAATTTAGAAGAAAGACGGGTCAATGTAGAAGCTAAATTTTTTGATAGTAAAGAGGGTTTAATTTCTAATGCTTCTCATTTTGAAAAAGTTAGGTTTGAACTTAAAGAGATAAAATTTATATGTTCTTTGAAACCCTTAACTGAATTTATAGACGAAAGGAGAAGAGTAAAATGAATTTTTATAACCCTATGAATGAAAATCTCTATATAACAGCGGTAAAAGCTAAAGCAGAAATACTACAAAAAGTTATACCGGTGTCATGGGTAGAAAGCGGAGACCGTTTTTATATGAGATATGACGAAGAAACGGAGAAAGCTTTAAAGAATTGGGATACTTTTATTGTATCAGTCTTAGAAAAAGACGAGGAAGAAAAATTACCAAGAGGATTAAGAGATTGAAAATAGTTTTTAAAGACAATAAATTTTATGTTAAAGCTGATAGTCACTTAGTAAGTAAGCTACAGCGAAAAGGTTTTAACTTTGATAAGTCTACAGGCTTATGGTTTACACCTTTTATCGAGAATATGCGTAAAATTGTAGGGTCTTCTAAACTGCAAAAGTTTGAACAGCTTTATGCAGATAGAATATCTAAGAGTATGAGTCTTTACGGCGATACTCTTAAAATTCCTATTCCGACAGGTCGAAGCCTATTCCCGTTTCAACAGGCTGGCGTCGAGTACATGGTATCATGTTTAGACATTAGCGACGGCGGTATATTACTAGCCGATGAAATGGGGATAGGCAAGACTATCCAATTTATTGCTTTATGTAATTACCTGGGTAGTCAAACAGGCATTATTATTGTACCGGCTTCTTTAAAAACTAACTGGCTTAATGAATGGCTTAAATGGTCTACGCAAAATCGTCGTCTAACAATAGATATAGCACAAGGTAATAACTTCCCTGATAGCGATTTTGTAATTATAAATTATGATATAATTACCAGACACATAGACGCTATTAGTAGTCGTAAATGGGATATAGCAGCTTTAGATGAAGCTCATTATATCAAAAATTATAAAGCCAAAAGGACAAGGGCTATCGTCGGGGAAAGGGGTAAATTCCCAGGGGTTAAAGCCCCTGTGAGGGTTGTTATAACGGGAACACCAATATTAAACAGACCTATAGAATTATTTATGCCTTTAAAATGGGCTTTCCCTCAAGGCTTTTTTAATCAACTCAGTTATGCAAGTCGATATTGTGATGCAAAACGTACACCTTTTGGTTGGGATTTTACGGGGGCGTCGCACCTGGACGAATTACAAAATATGCTTAGGTCTACTATTATGTGTAGACGCTTAAAGTCTAGCGTATTACCACAGCTTCCGGCTAAGACCAGACAAGTTATTGAGATTGATGCCAATAGCCAGGTAAAACGCAGACTTAAACACGAGCATAAATTTTGTGAGCAAAAAGGATTATTCGACGACGATTTTAATGAGGTTATCAAGAATATGTCAAATATGCGTAAGTCGCTGATGTTTGATGAGATAGCAGAAGAGCGACGATTAAACGCTATTGATAAAGTACCTTACGTTATTGAACACCTTGAGAATTTAATAGAATCCGGTCAGAAGGTAGTTTGTTTCGCTTGGCATAAAGAAGTTATTAAAATGATATCAGAACATTTTAATAATGACTTACTTACTATAACCGGTAATACGCCAATACAACAGAGGCAAAAACAAGTAGATATTTTTCAAAATATAGATAGGTACAGGTTGCTTATTGGTAATATAAAAGCTGCCGGTGTAGGCTTTACTATGACCGCTGCAAACGTTTGTGTATTTTGTGAGCTTCCCTGGACACCAGGAGAAGTAACCCAGGCAGAGGATAGGCTACACCGTATAGGACAAGATAGTAATGTGTTAGTACAGCATCTTGTATTCAGAGGAAGCATTGACGCTCTTATGGCTAAAGCTATTGTCCGCAAACAGGAGATAATAGAGAAAGCCGTAGATAAAAAGTTAACCAGGGAGGAAGAAATTTTATTATGAGTAACTTATTTTTAAAAATGGAAGCAAGTACAGACGGAAAAAGTTTTCACCTTATACATTTTTGTCAATACTGTATGAGTTTCTTAGAGGGTAAAGATATCCAAAATTATATAAATAACCCAAAGGGGGCTATGCACATAGAAGCCTCAAAAGACGATGAGGTATTTATAAAAGAGATAAAAGCTATAGAGCCTGTTACTATGTATCAATGTAGAGAATGCTCTGGATTAACTATCTCTATTGGTGATAAAGATTATTCATTAGACGACATATTAAAGGGGGTAAATTAAATGGATAAAAAAGATTTTCTTGAATTAAAAATAGGGCAAACTCTATTATTCAAAAATAAGGTGGTACGAATAAGAGCTTTATCTAATTTTACACAGGATGATGTTTCAGCTCCGAACTATTGCGTTATGTTTGATAATGGAAAAGGAAAAGAAAGCACCTTACATCAATGGGACGAAATACGCACACAGTGTAAACCTTTTAATGGTAAAGGTATCTTAGATACTGCCCTTATCATGGACGCATTAGGTAATGACCAACTTTTAAAATATAACGAGGAATTAGGTTGTTTCGGTATAACCTATGTCCATGCTTTTTTAAATGAAGATAATGAAATTGTAGCAGAACATATCCCGTTAGGGGATTTATATAAATTTGAAAAAACAGATTGACAAGGTTTTATTTTATAAATATTATGCAATTATGCGTATTTTTTAAGAGGAGGAAATACCGGTGAAAGAAATTAGAATAAATGACTCAAAATCTTATAAAGATTATTATGAGCAAACGGTATTAGAAGCCTTTAAAAGATTTTTTGGTGACTTAGTAAAGGTTCAAAGTTCAAGGTATACCATACAGAAAGGTACGGAAAACAGCGAATACGCAGTTTTTATAGTGTGTATTCTGGTAGAAAATAAATTTGAATATTACGTGCCTATAGATGTAATATCGGAAACATTTTTAGCTGCTCTTAACAAAAATAGCTTTTGGTTTACCGTAAATAACTTAATGCCTTATGCTGAAAATGCTAAAATAGAATTAATGAAATTAAAAGGGAGGGAATTAACGTGTCAGAAAAACAAAGATTAACAATTACCAGGGCTTTAAAAGAACTCAAACTTTTAGACGCTCGCATTACCAAAAAGATAGGGTCTTTTCACCCTATGGGTCTTAAACAAAAACGTGCCGGCGAAATGGTACTTGATACTTTTAAAACTGTTAATGAATTTAACAGCGAAGTAAGTAAAGAGTATCAGTCTATTAACGACATAATCGAACGACGTAGGAAGCTCAAACAGGCTATAGCTATTTCAAATGCTACAACTAAAGTGACTATAGCGGGTCAGGAAATGACTGTTATAGAGGCGCTAGAGTCTAAAACTACAGCCGGACATAAAAAACTGTTAATGGACAGAATGTCAGCAAGACTCAACGAAATGAATAGGCGCATAGCCTTACACCAGGATAAGTTAGACGCCAATGTAGATAAAATGATTGATACTAATTTATCTAAAGATAGAAAGGCTGATGAGGAAGAATACAAAAAGATAGTTGAACCTTTTATGGCTGATAACAAACTTACAAAGGTTGACCCTATCGACGTTGAAAAAGAGATAAAGAAAATTGAGGAATACCTTGAAATCTTTACCGCTGACGTAGATATTTGTTTAAGCGAAAGCAACTCAAAAACGGAGATTGAGATTTAATGTATAACAGCTTCCATATACTACGAAAACTTAAACTGTACTCCCTTTGGGCGGTAGGGGTTATTACCGCCTATAAAATAGTTATGCTAAACTATACAGCGTGTTGTAGGTTCAAATCCTACAATTCCCGCCATATAAACAGGGAATTTAGCTCAATGGTAGAGCATCTGCATATCGGAGCAGAGGGAACGCAACCCTTACATGAACGTTTAAAACGTAAAGTTTGTTTGGTAAAGTTTGTCCTGTCAAAATGTAACGCTGAAAATGTAAAGATTTTAGTTTATAGAAATCTTAGGGTACTGGTTAATAGTTTTGGTACAATGACTTTTGTTTTCCACTAAGCTGTAGTGTATGGAGGCTTTTTATTTAGGGAGGTGTCGGAGTGAGCTTTACAAATTGTAAAATAGTTATGTACGAGGTAATGGAAACAAAAAAGAAAACAAGACAAAAACCAGCGTTTATTAAAATAGCAGTTGATGATGAATTTATAGATAAACTTCATGGCACTATGTTTGCTGGACTAAATGACAAGTTACCTATGACTTGTTTAAGTTTGTGTTGGGACGAGCCACAAAAAGAAAGTAAAGAGGGTGTAAATGAAAAAACCAATAGATAAATTATTTCAGAAAAGTTTTAAAGTTTATGAATGTCAGTATGAAAAAAAAAAAAAAAACTGCCAATTGTTAAAAGAAAAAGAATCAGAGCTTACCAAACTGAGGGACTTGGTTGAAGATGCAAGAGAACTGATAGATTACGTTGCTGGTAACGATAAACAGTATTCTATGGTTTTACATGCCAAAAACTGGCTTGATGACTATAAGGAGCTACAAGATGAAAAGACTAGAAGGTAACAGAATCTTAGAAAACTGTGGACAATGCTCTTTAAAAATTCACTTATTGCCAGAAAAAGGATTAGGACATTTAGGCTACAAATGCAGTAAATTAAATATCAAAGTTGAACCTAACACTATCCACCCTAAATGCCCGTTGCAGACGGTTGAGGTAATCACAGACGAAGAAACTATTGGCCTATTTGAAGAAGCTTTTTGCTATGACGAATTTGGAGTTGATTCCATTATATTAGTAAAAAAGCTAAGGAGAGTGAGTAATGGAAATAGTAATAATACAAACATGGTGTCACCCTGAATTTGGTGGTCAACAAACAAGAGTAAAAAAGATAGAATTAACTGCTGAAAATGTTGGACTGATTAAAGATACATATAAAAAAATGTCTAATAAAGATGACCTATATAAACATACAGCAATATATGTTCAGGCTAAGGAGGTGTCGGAGTGAAAAGAGTAAGGAAAAATAAATTTTTTAAATCTTATGTAGTCAATATCTTTTGGCTACTTGTATTCTCAGCAATGATGCTTCATATCTATTTTTCAAGGCAAGACGACCAAACACAAGAAACACTAAATGTACAAGTCAAAAAGCAATTAACAGCAACAGAAAAGAAAGCTAAAAAGGCTGAACGTAAAATGATAGCCGAACTCAGGCACAGCTTTACAGTGTATGCTAAGTCAGTGAAACAAGACCCGCTTACAGCGTGTATAGGATATATGGCTAAAGAGGCTGACGTTTGTCTTATTATTTTTGAGGGAGGTAACTAAATGCCCGTAAATGATTTAAAGAATTTTAGTTTTGATTTTGTAGAAAAAATGAAAAACAGGGTTAGAGTATCACATCATAAATACGGCGACCTGGAAAAAACAAAACAAGACCCTACCATACATAGGGACGAGCTTAGAAATGCAGAAAAACGTATTAAAGATTATAAGGAAACAGGTAATACCGAATACCTTATAGATGCTGCTAATTTTTTAATGTTTGAATTTATGGAAATGCACGGGGCTTTTATACCAACAGATAATAACGAAAGAGCTTTTATAGTACAAAGTTAGAGGGGTGTGTATGAATATTTTAGGGGAAGCAATTACCAAAATACGACAGGAGAAAAATATATCTCAAAAAGAACTCGCTCATACTATAGGGATAGCCCCCTCATACATGAGCGACATAGAACGCGGTAGACGAAATCCCAAAATGAACCTATTAGCATGTATAACATATGTACTTTATCACGATAACAAACATGATTATTCTGACTTTTACCTATTCGAGAAATATATCGAGGGCATGGAACAAAGATTAGGTAAATTATATTTAGAGGCTTTAGAGTCTTACGAAAATACAGGAGGTAACAATTTGAAAAAACAGACAAAAGGAAGTCTAAAAACCGAGACTGAGAGTAAAAAGAAAAAGGCAAAAAAACCTATGCTTAAAAAACCAAAACTAAAAGGCGTAGAAGAAAAGGGAGGGAAAAAGAAAAAATGAGTATTGAAAAAAACTTAGAAAGGATTGCAAATGCACTTGAGGCGATAGCTTTTGGTGAAAAAGGTACAGACCTAGACAATCACACAACGGAAGCAATGGAAGCCGTGGATACTTCTGAGGGTAAAAAACCGGATAAAGCCAAAAAGACACCCAAAAAGGGCAAAATCGAGCTTGTAGACGCACCAGGGGACTTACACCAGTATCTACCAGGCACAGAGTTTGAAGAGCCAAGAGACAGGCGGAGAAGGATTATAGACGGGCTTAATAACTTTGGTATAGAGTTCCAGCAAAAACAGGCAACTGATTACCTGGAAAAGTTACTGACAAAGACTTTCGCGGAAAGGGGGTATAAATACGAGAAAATCGAAAAAACTACACCCACACAGCCAAAACCCGCTGCCAGCGCAGAAAAGGAAGCCGGTATATCTTTGCCCCAACCACCGGCTAAGGAAGAATCCCAGGAAGAGTTTGACCTATTAGGAGAACCAGCAAAGGAAGAAGTAAAAACCGTAACTTTTGAAGAACTAAAGGTTAAGGCTTCTTTGTACCTTAAAACTTTCAAGGTACAAAAGACGGAAACCCTTATCGCAAAGTACGACAAAAGTGAAAAACCAAAGCTTTCTGGTGTACCTGAAAAAGATAGATACGCATTATACCAGGACTTTATAAAGGGGTTGACGCTATAATGAGTAAAAAAGTACCACAAGAAAGAGAACACGCAAGACTCGCACCGTCAGCAGCTTCACGTTGGATGTCTTGTCCAGGCTCTATAGCTTTGTATGATGAACTACCAAAAAATAATAAGGTTAAAACTTACGCCGAAGAAGGAACAGCAGCGCATCAATTAGCGGAGTATTGTTTAAAGCAATGGGTAAACGCGGATATTATGTTAGGCGCTGATATAACTGTGCCGGAAACAGGGAATAAATATCCGGTAACTGAGGAAATGGTAGAAGCAGTACAAGAGTATCTTGATTGTATCAGGCAAGATATTACCGACGAAGAAATACGTCTTAAAACTAAACTTTGGGGTCTTGAGAAACGCTTTGATTTAAGTTGGATACACCCTGATATTTTTGGGTCAAATGACTATTATGTTTATAAGCCAAAAGAAATGAAGCTTAAAGTTTATGACCTAAAATACGGGAAGGGTGTCATTGTAGAGCCTGAACATAACCCTCAGCTAATGCTTTACGCACTTGGGGCTTTACATGATATATACGAAAACTTTTTTAAAGCTAAAGGCAACGACGATATTACTACATTAGTAGATACTATTGACTTAGTTATCGTTCAGCCTAGAGCCTATCACCCTGACGGTAGTGTAAGGTCATGGACAATAAAAAGTAGAGACCTTATGTATTGGGGTGTTAACGTAGCAAGGATAGCAGCGTTAGAAACTAACAAGGAAGATGCTAGACTTAAAGTTGGTAAACATTGCAAATTTTGTGAAGCACAGGCGACTTGTCCCGAACAGGTAGCTTATTCTTGCGAAGTAGCCAAAATTGATTTTGCGGAAGATAGACCTTGTTTCCCTGACCCTTCTATGCTCGCGCCGGAAGATATATCAAAGGTACTTGAGTTGTCTGAGGCCATAAGCGGTTGGGTTGACAAAGTAAAGGACTACGCAAAACAACAAATGGAAGTAGGGGTAAATGTCCCAGGTTATAAATTGGTTAATGCAAAAACAAACAGGGTGTGGAATGAAGACGCTGACCTTGAACTCGAAATGATACTAGGGGACGAGGCGTACAAGAAAAAACTCATTACACCGGCACAAGCTGAAAAGCTTTTAAAAAGTATGGGTGAATCTGTTAAGGTGTTAGACGGGCTTTGGTACAAACCAGAACCAGGGAAGACGATAGCACCTATGAGCGACAAAAGAAAAGAAGTCTTAGGGGATGATGCCGAATTATTTTTGGATGACCTGGACTTACTAAACTAAGGGGGTGTAAATTGGAAAAAAAGGGTGTTTTAATTACTGAAAAAGAGTATGCGGAATACATGGATTACAAAGATGCACTTGGTAGTAAATACGACAAACTAATTGAGAACCGTATAGCTACCTGGCAGAAATTTTTTAAAAGTATTCCAAAAAGAAAGCTCAGTAAAATAAAACTTATTATTAAAATACCCTGCATGTCGAAGGAACAAGTCTACGCTTTAGCGGAGACTGTAGGCAGGAGTATAAGGAACCGAGAAAACATAAAAGTCGAAGCATACTAAAAACTAAAAAACGTCGAAATATCTCGACAAAGGAAGGTAATCGTATGAACGAAAAAACAGTTAAAAAAAGTTTAGGAAAAATCAAATCACCGGAATTTAGGGTAAGCTACCCGCATGTCTTTAAACCACAAACACCCCCAGGGGCAGACAAACCAAAATATAGCTTGGTAATGCTGTTCCCGAAAGGTACTGATTTTGCAGAAATGAAAGAACTAGCTAACGAAGCTATCAAAAGGAAATGGCCTGACCCTGCAAAGAGAGCAGCCATACTAAAAAATCCCAAGTTTAGAAAACCTTTCAGAGACGGAGACTTGGAAAGGGGAGATAAGCAAGGGTACCCTGGA